ATAAGAGTTCCATCTAATGTCTTAAAGTTAACTTGAAACTTTGTTCCCTCTGTTGCCATATTACTTACCTCCAGATTGTTTAACAATCAAACGCTGACTCTCAGCCCCTGACTTCTTTGGTACAAAGCCAAGAAGTTTTTGTACCTCATCACTGTCTACACTCTCACGACCTTTAACAGTTGTCCAACTTACTTCGATACCACTTGTGGTGATACCAAGTAATCCTTCTAGTGAAGCCTTCAATGAATCCTGATGTGACTCAAGATCTTTAATTTGCTTTCCTAACTGTAGGTATAGTAATGCGTTCTTGTCAATATCCAGATCAGCAATGATTACATTGCTAACTGGAGTACTTTCTTTTTTTAGACCAACGCATCCCATCTGCCCACTTGCGTCATAGTATTTGCAGTAGAACTGACAGTAACTTACATCCTTTTCAGGTGCTGGTGCTTCCTTTGCTTGCTTAACAGCATCAAGCCAACCAAGTGCTTCTAGTGCGATAGATTCATCGTATGCTTCGGTATGAACTTTGACGTCCCGTTCGTCTCCGTCTCTAGCGATAGCCACTAATGACACTTGGTTGACCTGATAGCCGTTTTTAGCTAGGAGGTAGCCATACAGTTGCACCTGCCAACGTTGCTGTGTTGATGGGAAGTAAGAAAGGTTACGCACCTTGCTTGTCTTCCAATCAATGACATCACCGGTACTAGGTACGAAACAGTCAATGTGTGCTTTCATTCCATTGTATTCAACTTCTGTTTCAATTAAAACATCTTTGTTATCTGCTAACGCCTTCTCAATTTCAGAGTGGATAGCAGTACCCATAATGGCAGCTAACTTTAACTCACCAGTATTAGTCTCTGGTTGATTGTTAAGTCTGTACCAAACCTTGCGACGACAGCCACCAATCTCTGATGGTCCTATTTGTACCTGCAATGAACGTGAACGACCAGCATCCTTTGCGTGCAAGGCTGTCAGTAATAGTTCCTTTGGATCAATCATTTGTTTCTTCGTGTAACTTGTAAGCAAGTCTGCACGCTATCCAACCTTGTTCAAAGAAATAATGTGCAGTATATTCATCTGTCATATTTTTTTCTTTAATGTACATTGCCACCTCCTATAGCTTGTCTTGCACCACTAACTGTAAAGGCTTGCCAGTATTTACGTCAAGTACCGACGCTATCTCCACTGCTTTGCGGGCGTGTCGCTTTGCGTATCCTAGTTCAACATCAGACTTAATAACTGAAGTAAGGTAGCCAAGAGCAAACTGACCACCACTACCAATGCCATAGACTCCGAGATTACTTTGGAAAAAAGAGAGGTCACAAGCAACGCGAAAGATGTTACCGTTAAAAGCAAAGAGATAATCGAAACCGCCATCTTTTTCCACCTTGTTGTAGTCGTAGTTATTATCTGTAAATGTAGTAATCAAACTTGGTATTACTTTCTTACCCATAAACTGCACAGGATCTTCACCGCGGTAGTTTGGTGGTTTCCAGTTGTACGCGAGTATGTCACCCGGCCTTGTGTCACCTGAGATACCAATGAGAAACTTACCTACCGAAACAATCTTAGGCGTGGATGTAGCTATGGTCACGAGATTGTCTTCTGTGATTTGGCTATCTGCAACGAGCAGCGCAAAGTCAATACCTTCAACACCCACGATTGTAGTCACGAAATGATATTATCATACCTGTCCGCGTGTCGTTGCTTAATGATGTTACCTGTGTCGCTATACTATGAGCGTAAGCGAATAATGGTTAGGGCGCCCTCTATGGGCGCACAGTACAGTGGCCCTCACGGGCCAAGGAGTGAGGGACAGGTAGTATGCGTCTCCGTCTACCAACCCTGCCGTTCTTTCGTCGCTCTACAGATACCCTTCCTGAGCCTTACGGGGCCGATCTACGGGGTTTAGGACCTATCCACGTATGTCCGTGTGGGTCGCAGGTCTTTAACGTTATGGCATCCTTTGATGACTTTGAACTATGCTGGTACTTTCTTGATGCTACCTGTGTTTCCTGTGGAAATCTTGTCGTAGTTCCTTGCCCCGTTGACCATCCTAAATACCAAAAGTAAAACGGCATAAAAAAAGGGGGCCGCCCCAAAGGACGGCCCACCTGTTTCGCCTCGCAGTCAATAGTTATTCAGATATTAAACCAAATTCTTTTTCAGCCTTATCAGCCCACTTAACTGCTGGACCAGCAACTGCACCGATAATGACTGCATACTGTGGAGCCATATCAGTAAGTAGAAGTAGTGCTACTGTGATACCAGCACCAACGATGTGACGTGCATATGACTTGAGTACTGCGATACGTCTAGGTGTGAGATATTTTTTCATTACTTACTCTCTTTCTTTTTTGGAAGTGGTTTAACTGCAGCCCTAATCTTTCCTGCAACCTTTGGCTTACCTAGCCAAGGGAACCAGGGTGAAGTGTCATTGCCACAGTTATCTTTGATTGAAATATGTAGGTGTTTGTTGTGAGAATTGGAACCTGTGTAATTGTTGGTTCCCTTTTCCTTAGACCATATCTTACCCTTGAAGATTAAGTACTTCACACGTGGGTCTAGTTGTAGTTTAATAAACAATTCAGCGCAGTTAAATACAATAGGGTCGTGTGTAATATCTACAGCAAAGCCTGTGTTGTGATCTGAGTTAGGGCTTTGACTAAGATGCGCCCTTGATGGAAGTAATCCATCTGATGCCTTCTTACGCTTTGGTGCTATGGCTGTAGCTTGACGCAATGCTGCAATAGCAGCAGGTGTAGCACTTCTAACAACCCTTGACATAGTTAATCCTTTTCTGAAAGTAATACAAATATCTGATCCACGCGTAGTTCTAGCCTATTAATCTGGTCCTTGACACTTGAGCCACTATTGGGGCGAAGTTCATACAGGTAGTGCTTTACCATCCAACGGATGCTAAGAGCCACGGTTCCAGCAATTGTTGTTACGGCAGCAGCAAGTGCAGCCCAGTCTTGGATAGACATATATCTCCTATGAAATGGAGCGAATAGTAATGAGCATTAGCCCACCATATCCGCTGTAGCGTTTATCAGATGGTGTTTTGTTAATGAAGTCAATCTCTTCAATGATACCTGTGAATTGTTCACCAGTTCTAAAGTCCGTAATGACCAAGGTATCTCCGTTAGATTCGATTGCCTCTAGTGTTTTCAATCGGTCATAGGCAAAGCCTTCATAGCCCGCCTTGTTACCAAACTTATCTGACTCACTATCAAAGCAAGATGCAGGAAACTGGATTATGCGCTGACGTGGAATAGCAGCATAGGCTTTAATCTGATAGCCAGTAAACAAAGGACTCTTACTGCTATCTGTAGTTGAGCGAGTAAATTCAAACTGAAAACCTAGATATTGCTGAGCGCCAGGTGGGTATGGAATACCTACATCTCCAATGGTAGACCCCTGTGAGAAGCTACCTATGTTAAAGTAAGTATCGTTTTTATCAATAGATGAGATTGATATACCACCATCTGCTGTATCAAAGCGTGGTGTTACATACTTAAAGATCTTATTCTCAAGAGTGTTATAGCGTACAAAACCTGTACGTATGTATCCACTAGGTACTTTGACTGATTCATTTTCTGCATAGATATCATCTCCTGCACTAAAGGCAGCCTTATCTGATGTGCCATAGAAGGCAACCTGATTGGATGTAACAGATGTTGATGTTGCTGCCAAATCCCAAGCCCAAGGGTAAATCAATGAATTAGCAATAGCAGGAGCAGATAAATCAATCTTAACTAGACCTGATTGCCCATCTATCTTGGTTGCAACGTAGGCATAACTGTCTCTAAATGCTACGTTAAAACAAGGTGACTCAGAGAAAAGAACTGGACCATATGCTATGTCTCCATTGTTATCTGAAAAACCTACACGTACGCCTTTGCTTGTGCAAAGAACTGCATAACTTCCAAGGTATGTATCAAGGAAGTTGATGCGCTCACCTGTAGGCATATCAATAATAACAGTAGGTACATTTAAAGTTGGAAAACCTAAAGCATTAGACGTTGAGGCATTTGATGTAATCTTAAAGACAGATGATGAAGTACCTGTAGGATCATAGCCTGATACATAGATAGCCTGTGGTCCCTCTGAGATAGATGACCATACCCACTCAGCGTTAGGGTGTGTATACAAAGCAGTAGGTAGGGCTGCAGCCCCTGTTGCGTTAGCATTTAACTCATAGAGTACGTTGCCAATAGCAACAATTAAACGTTGCTTAACATAACGTATGGTTGACCTTGTAACTGTTCCTGCATTATAGATAACGCTATCTGCTGGGGTGACACCAACTGACCCTCTATGGATAGTTGTACCGTTGATGAAGTAGTAGTTACTTCCATCTGTAGTAAGAGATAAGATATTAGATGCAGTTCCAGCTTGAGATATGGTGGTAGTAATACCATCTGCTGTAATCTTTTTTAACTCTGTGGCATCTGTTACAAAGATACAGTTATCTGTACCGTCGTTGAGGCCAATCATCTGTGCTGGAGCAGAACCTGTATAAGCAGAGGCAGTGGTATTGAGCAAGGTAATTTGACCCTTGTTAAATACATCTACACCTTTAGATGCAGTGAACTGAAAGCGTAGTGACTCATCTTGTGCTGGCTCAAAGTATTTAATACCTGCACCTAAGTGAAATGATGACTGAGATCTAAGCCACCAACCGGTAAGCGTCTGCTCACCAGGCTCGCGTGTGGTATCTAACTGGTTCTTACGGTACTGCGCTGTCTGCCTGCGATAAGGTGTAAGGTCATC